TGCTTGCAGGAAATACTGGTTGGCGCTGCTGTCGTCCAGCGGCATGACTGCGGCAGAGAAGACGTCGAAGCCGTTGCGGTTGCGCACCAGCACCGAGTAGTCGGAGTTCACGAACACGTTGGCCCGTGTGGTGCCGTTGACGGGGTAGCCGCCAATGGTCTGCACGGGTTGCGTCACCGGCTGGGTGCCGGCAGCGTCCCAATAGACGGTGATCGGGTTGGCAATCGGGTCGAGATTCGGCTGACCGAACCACACGCGCCCGTCTTCCAAGGGCTTGCCGTTGATGTCGTTGAACTGGCCGACAGGGCGCGAGGTGGGGAAGTTCATTTCAAGCAGTCCTTACTTCTTCGATTTGTTCCGCTCCGAGATGGCCTTGGCCTTGGCCTTGGCATCGGCTTTTGATGACGCGCCCCATGCCTTGAGCGACAGCAGTAGACGGGTCGGCTCGCCGTCCTTGTACTCCGGCCCCGGCATGTTGCCCATGCGGGCCAGGAACGACGCACGACGCGGATTGTCGCCAGATTTCACTGGCGGCTTCAGATTCATCCCCTGCGCCTTGGCCGATGCACGGCCCTTCGCCGAGAGCCCGCCCTTCGGGTTCTGGCCTTCTTTCCGGGTCCAAGCAGGGGATTTTGGCACGGCTCAATCCTAGACGATGTCGTATTGAAGAACGGAGTCGAGCGTTGAGTCAATGATAAAAAAGCTCAGTCCGTCTGGTTTGAAATAAACGCCTTGATTCGATGTGGCGCCTTGAGCGCTGAAGCTGAAGGTTGCCACAGTAAACGTTGCCGTTGAAATATCCCAAGGCGTTGATAGACTGTATTCGTTTACATCATCTCCAGTCTGACCATTGACGTACATTTTTGTGCCGTCTGGCTTGAAAGCAACTCCGCGAGGAAATGATTCTTGCGAAGAAACACTAAAAGCCTGCGCATAAGATGATGTGCTAATATCCCAGGCAGAACTGAGATTATATTCATACACACTTTGTGAAGGACTTGATCCAACCATGTAGATTTTTGTGCCGTCCGGCTTAAAAGAGATGCCAGCTGGTACAGTATTTTGAGATGAAACACTGAAGTTTTGCAAATACACCGCAGTACTTACATCCCAAGGAGTTCCGAGGTCATATTCATAAATTGCATCTCCACTGGTTCCAACCATGTACAGTTTTGTACCGTCTGGCTTGAAAAACAAATCTGACGGTGAAGATTCTTGGGCTGAAACACTGAAGTTTTGCAAGTAAGACGCCGTGCTTACATCCCATGGTGTACCAAGATCGTATTCGTTAATATCAACCCCGATAATTCCAGTAATGTACATTTTTGCACCGTCTGGCTTAAAAAATACGCCAGTTGGCGCTGTTTCCTCCGCAGCCACCGAAAACGAGTTATTCGCGTAAACGGTATACGCCACATCCCAGGCGTTGCTGGGCGGGGGTGGCGGCGCTGACGCGCCAGTCGAAAAAAACCTCGACCTGCTGCGATTTCGCGTCAGCGGAAGCATCAGAGTCCCCGGCCCGCGATGATGTGCAGCGAACCCGTGCCGCCGCCAGTGATGTAGGCTACGGTGTCGTCGTACTTGCCCTTGCTCAGCGATACCTGCGTGTTTGGCAGCACCGGGTAATCGGCAACGGTTGCCGTCTGCGCGCCCTCGCCCACTCGAACGTAGACGACTTCAGATGCGTCCAAGTTGGTCAGCACGACGTTCAGCGATCCAGCGCCAAGCGTGCTGTATGCCGAGGTGCCAGCAGGCGAAACCGTGGTGCCGCTGCCGTATGCCGGCTCAAATGCGTCAGTGGTGGTGGTCATAGCGTTTCCTTACGCAATCCGATACCAAGAGTTCGTCGCCCGCACATACCGCATGCGGAAGAAATCCTCCGCAGCCAGCGTCAGCGGGTCACCGTATGCAGCCGCTGCGCCGTTCAGCCCCAGTGCGAACGCTGTGATCTGCTGCGTGGTCGTGATCAGCACCTCGGTGCCATCGGGCGTGGCCGTATCTAATGGCAGGACGACGGTGCCGCTGGCCAGCGTACCTGCTGGCTGAATGAGCATCCATTGCTGCTGCGCAACAGGCGTGGGTACGGGGATCGAGAAACCCGTGGTCGGCGTGTAGACGTTGGTTGCCAGGCTCGGCGATGCAAAGGTCTGCTGAAAGTACGCCAGCAAAGCGGATACGGGCAGACGGCGAGCATCGCCATTATTCGGCGAGTAAACGGCAAACTGGTCGCCACCGGATACCTGCGTTTGAAGCGGGAGTTGATAGATCAGCGGCATGGTGCAGCCTCAGTAGAGTTCGATCAGGCCGTCCGGGCCTGCTTCCACAGGACCCACTGGCGGCCGAATGAACGGATTGTCGTACACACGCCAGGGCTTGTTGCCGGCGCCTGCGGGCATTGTGGTCGGCAGTTGTGCAGGAATCGGTGCAGTGGCCCGCGACAGCAGCGTGTTGTACGCCTGCTTGGCCACCATCATCGTCTGCGGCATGATCGCCTTGCCGTAGCCCGCAGCCAGCCGGATACCCAGGTTCGTGATGATCGCCTCGTTGGCGCTGTCGGGCACCTCGGAGGCGGCATTGATGTCGCTGAACTGCGGGCTCGACGGCAGCGGGTAGCCCAGGCGGATGCCCTTGGCGTTCCACTCGGCCATCATCGCGTCCAAGCGTCTCAAGGCCTGCTCCAGATCCTGCGGTTGCAGATCGAAGACGTAGCCGGCCATGCCGATTTCGGCAAACGCGGCCTCGACGTACTGGCGCTTGCTGTATCCCACAGGTCACCCCTTCTTCGCGGTCTTCGCAGACTCGCGGAACGCCTTGGCCGTGGGCGCACCCTTGGCACCAGGCTTGCGCATCTTCTCGCCGCTGCCGGCTTTGATGCGCTCGCGCTTGGCTGCGATATTCGCGTACAGGCCCGGCTTGGAGGCTTTCACGCTACCTACCCCTTACCCGCGCTTCATCGGGGCCTTGGAGGGCTTTCCAGCGGCCTTGGCGGCCTTACGTGCGGTGCTCATGGCGATGGCCACCGCCTGCTTCTGGGGCTTGCCGGATTTCATCTCCTTGGAGATGTTCTCGCTGATGGACTTCTTGCCGTATCCCATTTTGAGAGGCATTTCAGACTCCAGATGTAAAAACGCGGACGGCGGCCGGGAGCCCCCAACCCATACCGCCCGCGATTTACGTTGCGCCGATCAGGCGATGCGGTAGACAGAGAAAGCGCCGGCAGCGGTCTTGCGCAAGCGATACCGCGCCGCTAGACCGGCAGTGGCGGGACCAGTAACACCAGAAGCCTGCAGCGTCAGCCCGGTGTTGGTCGTGATCGTCAGCGCAAAGCCCGCGAGCGTCTGCACCGAGAAATCGAACGAATCATCCACCGCGAACGTCGCAGCCGCCTCGATGGCCGCAGCCGTCGGCAGTTGCACGTTGCGCCCAGCCGATGGCGTGGCGGTGATCAGGCCGGTCATCAGCTCCGCAGCAGTGATGACCATCGAGCCGCCGTCGGGGATGACGGCAGGCGCGCCCTGGCGGCCAAAATTGCCGCCGATGCTGACCACCGGCTCGGTGCCGATGTCGTACACCACCGGCAGGCCGCCGGCTTGCACGATCAGCACAGCCCCGTTGGCAAACGCCGACGAGGTGTAAGTGCCGTTGGTGACGGTCGCGAGAACGTCTTCGGTGCTGGGGTAGTTGGGATACCCGACGACTTGGGAGATGACGGCCGAGTCTTGCGTCTGGACCTGGATCTTCTGGCCAGCCGTGAGCGTAACGGTTGCGGTGCCTTGCGGCGCAATGGTAAGAAACGACATGATGTGCTCCAGATTGGGTTGACGAGAAAGGGGCCGAAGCCCCCCTCTATCACTGATCGAACAGCAGGATGCCGCTCATTTCGGGTTGCTTGTTCACCACGCCGAACAGGGTGTCAAGGCGGTACTTCGTCTTCATCGTGTTGACGTCGTACTGCTTCTGCATCACCAGTTCGATGCCCTGGTCGGTGCTGGCGCGCATCACTGCGGCACCCGCGTCGGTCGGCACAGCGTAGCGACCCGGCAGGATCTCCAGCGCGTCCCGCTGCCAGAAGCAGTTGATCGGCGCGGCAGCGGTGTTCAGACGGTTGATCGTGGCAGAGGCGCTCGGCGTGACGATGCAGTTCTGGTACTGCTTCTCCGCGTCCGTGCCGCCCTGAGCCGAGATGATAGCCGGGGTGATCACGATCGAGGTGTTGCTCAGCACACGCACCACACGGAAGGTCTTGAGGTTGCCCGTCGACTGCTTCGTGATGTGATGCACCGCTTCGATGCCGCTAATCTCGATGGCGTCGCCCGCGACCAGATCGGTACCCAGCGTGAACGCTGCGGTCGTGATCGTCTGGAAGCGGTTGTCCACGTTGGACGTTTCGCCCGTGGTGGCCACTTCGGTTGCGCGCGGAACCCAGTAGTTGTTCGCCGCAGCCCGAGTGTCCATCGCGCCGTCAGAGCCGGTGGCCTGGCGGATGCGGTTGGCGTAGTCGAACTTGTAGGTGTCGAACCCCGCCACCGTGCCCACGAAGCCCTTGCGGTAGGCGTCGTCAGACATCTTGTTGCCGAACGAACGGGTTGCCACAGCCAGATTGCCGGCCATGCCGTTGTAGTCGCGGCTGGACAGCGCCAGGTAACGATCGAACGCTTGCACGCCCTGCTCGTTCATGATCGTGTCGCACGCAGCCACATCGTCATAGGTACCGGCAACGGTGCCGATGGGCACCACCAACGACCCGAAGTTCGCGGCAACCGCCATGATCGCCAGGTTGATGTCCGAGGCGAGCTTCTGCTTGGCGGCGTCGCCAAGGCGGCCCTCTTGCAACGCATCGCGCAGTTCCAGCGCGTCCATGATCCACGGCACGGACTTCTGGAAGCCGAGCGTGGCCGGGACTGCCAACTGCGTCATGCTCTGGAAGTTCAGCGACTGGTCCATGCCATCGAACGACTGCGCGATGTAGGGCATCGGCCGCCAGATGACGTTGTTGGTGCGCTCCATCTCTTGCCCGCTGGTGCGGTACATCGAGACATTGCGCGAAAGCACGAGCGCGTCGTTGAAGCCTTCGAGAAGGTCTTCAAACGCAACGCGCTCTTCCTTGGAAAAGCTGTTGATGCTGGCCATGATTGGCTCCTGTGATCAATGAGTGACTGATGCGGCTAGGGCCGCGCCTGATACTCACCAGTCAGAGCCGGCGGACGCTCGTGTGTTGCGCGCTACTGCCGATTTCTGGCTGGCGAGACCTGCGCATGGCGCGAATATACACCATTGCAGGGATTTGTCTAGCGTCTTGCGGATTCTTTTGCGCGCTGCTGGCGGCGATACGCAATCACCTTGGTCATATCGCCCGTGCGTTCGGCCTCCGCTCGCAGGCGCTCCAGATTGGAATCCACGGCGCCGCTGATCGACGCAGTGCCGCGCACGCTGGACTCAGGCGGCGGCGGGGTTTTGCGGGGTTGGACTTTCAATTGCGCCTCCAGTTTCGCCACAGCGAATGCGAATTTCACGGGATCCGAGATGGCCGCAAGTTCCTTGGCCTTGGCCGGGTTCTTGCCCAGCGCGTACACGATCATGGCCGGGTTGTCCGCGCCTTGCAGCAGCACGCCCTGCTGAACGGTATTCAGCGCCTCCTGCACCGTGGCCTCGGCGTCCTCGTAGTCGCGGACTTTCAGCGATTGCTTGGCCGCAGCATAGCCTTCCAGTTTCTCCTGCCACTGGCGCATCTGCTGCTGCTCGGCCTGCTTGACGCGAGACTGGAACTCGTCGACCTGCCGTTTCTGGCTGAACCAGTTGTCCAGCGCCGCCTCGTATTTGCTGGAGTCGTAGTCGAAGTCCTCCAGTTTCGGCTTTGCGCCGAGCTTCGGCACTGCCGCCTGCGGCGACTGCACCTGCTGGAGCTTGGCCTCCAGTTCGCGGATGCGTTTCTGATCCTCGCGGTTTTTCTTCCGCAGATCACGCACCCACTCGGGGGCCTGTTCCTCTTCCTGCGCCGGCTGCTCGTCACCGATCGTGATGACGACCTCTTCCGGCTCCGGTGCGGCGGCTTCGGCCTCTGGCGGCGTTTCGGGTTGCTCGGCTTCCAGCTCGGGTGCCTGCTGGATGTCGTCTTCGACTGCTTCTGCTGTGCTCATTGATGCTCCATCTCGGCCATTGGAGGCTGGCCGGTTGCCTTCAGTACGGCGCTTGTCCGCCGCTTACGTCAGCCACAGATCCGGGGGAGCCGAAGCCTTCAGTAACACCAGAAATGCCGCCAAAGTTTCCACTATCCCCGATCGAACTGCCGCCGGTGTCGCCGATTGCAAAAGTCTGTGCAGGCGTTGCCGCAGCAGAGGCAATCGCCGGCATTTCAGGCATTTGCGGACCTGCCGCACCCATCGCATACTGAGCGGAAATGGTGGCCGCAGTAATCGGATCCACGCCTTGCGCTACTAGCGACGCAGCGCTGTTTGCGGCATTCATTGCGGCCTGTTCATCTGCGCCGCTTGACAACGCCATTTGATAAGCGTCATTGGCCACAGAAAAACCCATCTCTGACGAAAAGCCTTGCTGCGCGGGAGCGCCTGCGGGCTGACCGCCTTGGCCCATCAAACCGCTGAAAAAATCGCGCAGACCGCCAAACATTCCAGACATACCGCCCTGCGGCATCAGTCCTTGCGGCATCGCGTCAGATGGCCCTAAACCAAGCGCCTCTCTCTGGTTCCCGATGCCAAACTGCATCGCAGGCGTCTGCCCTGTCAGCACATAGTTTGCCATCATGCCAAGCGGGTTCATAAAAAACCCGGCAGCGTTGGCCAGGTCCGCCTGGAGTGCTCCGCGCGAACGCTCGCCAACCGGTGGCCCACCGTAATACGTCGCCGGCATGCCGCCGTAATCGCCAGCGTCGCCCTGATACACAGGCGGCCGAATCATCGGCGCAACCGGCGCCTCGGGCGCTGCGGGCGGGGCAGGCGCGGTAATCGGCCCCGTCAGCGAAACCAGCGGGGCGAATCGGATCGGGGTGTAGCCGGCAGCAAAGCCAGACTCACCGCCCAGGGCCATGTCACTGAACTGCGTTGCCACGTTGCGCTCCCATCTCGTTCATCGCCATCATGGTGTCCAGCACGATCCGGCGATCGTCCAGACTCATCTTCGCCAGCGTTTCCTGCACCTTTGCGCGCTTCAACTGCGCGTCGGCCAGCGCGTTCACACTGTCGGCCTGAGCCTTCTGCGCCTGCGCACGCTCCTTCTCCGACACCGCTTGGATGTACAGCACGTTCGGATCCGGCTGCTGGTTCTGCGCGGCCTGGGCCAGCGCCTGCGCTTCTTCCTGCGTGGGCTCCATCACACCGGCGGCAACCATTTCCTTGCGCATGAACTTCGCCACGTCCTTCACGCCGTCGCCTTCGATGTTCTGCATCAGCGCGGCCAGCAGCATCTTCTGAATCTGCGGATCCTGCGCGAATTGCATCATCGACAGCAGCGTGCGCCGCGTGGCCGCTCTCTGCGTCGCAAACGACGGACCCACCGATGTCACCACATCCAGCGTGGCCTGCGTGACGTCGTTGCGGTGCGTCAGCGCCCCGTTCTCGTCCATCGCGGGCTGCATCAACTCAATCGTCGACGCGCGGCCCACCTCGTCCACGCCCTTCATCTTCCGCTTGGGCTCGACGTACACGTCGCGGGCCATTGACAGCCAGATCTCGCCGCAGCGCTGCACCGCCTTGGCGTAATTCGACATGTACAGGAACGCCTGCATCTCCAGCCGCTGCTGCACCATCTCGACGGCATCGCCGCTGATGTTGCTGACAATCTTGTCGCCCTCGCGCTGGTTGCCCAGGATGTCGTCGATGTCCTGCTCGGTCACCTGCAGCAGCGCAGCCATCGCAGGCGGCACGGCCGCAGACTTCGTGTACGCCACCGGGCCCGACACCTGCATCGAGCCGTCAGGCCCCGTGATCGGGTTGACCAGCAGGTACGGATAGTTCTCCAGGTTGTCCTTGGCCCACATCACCTGGTGGCCAGCAACCTGCTCAGGCGTCATGATCGGCTTTTCGATGCTAGACAGCGCCGAGATTTCGCCCAGCTTGCTGAGTTGCATGTTCTTCAGCCGCTGCGCATCCTTAGCCAGCCGCACGATACCCATGCACCGCTCGACGTTATCCACGAACCAGCGCTTACCGTACACCGGCACGATCGGAATGCACTTGCCGGCAATATACCCGTCGTCCTTCAGGATCTTGCCGCCAGACATCAGATACTTGCGCACGCGCTTTCTGCGGATCGTGCGCTCGCGGACCATTTCACTGCCG